GTTAGGAGAATCAAAAAGTCCAAACCTATGTATTATTTTTGAAATTATTTTTTCTTCTATTTCTATACTATTGTATTCTGCGTAATCACCTATGTAATAAAAATTTTCATCAGGTTTCTCAATAGTGCCAACACCACCAGAGTTATATTTGGATATTGTTTCTATATTGGAACTGTTATTTACTGATTCATAATTAAATTCCCAATCAGCTACAACATCACTCCATCTGTAAGTATTTTGTCCCGCTCTTTTAATAAACCCTAAATAAAGTTCTGTTAAAGGTTTATTGTTGTGGTCTAGTAAAGGTCCTAAATTAAAATCTTTATTATAGTGATATAACCAAGTACCGTTGGATATACCTAATTCATTAACTATTGTCTTAGGGTAAATACTAGAACTAAAAGCACATTTATATATATCGTATTTGTTAGTACTTAAAACTTTATATTTCCTAACATAATACTCAGAAGGTGTACCGTCTAAAGCCCTAAACTTTGGGTTATTACTTAAAAATTGTTGTGTTTGACCTTTTGTTGTGAAATAAGTTAATTCTATTGTAAAATTAAAATCATCAATAACATTTGTAACATAAAAAATACCATTTAATATACCCTCACCCCTTAAATCTATATTTTGATTTTTTGGGTTCTTTATTGTGGTGTTAAGTATAGATGTAAACCCAGTTGATAGTTTGTGTGGTGTTTGTGTTTCAACTTTAGTATATATTTTTTCGTTTGGTAGAAATGAGCCAGATGTATTACCGTCTATATCTGTTGCTGTTAAAGAATATATATCAAAATTATTACTAAAATTAATATCATTTTGTGTTACGTTAACTATCTTACGGTAATTACTAGGTTGTGTGTAGTTACCATTAAAAGGTGTATCTAAAACAAATTTATTATTTAAATCACTTCCATCAATACCTAAAGATAGTACTCTATAAACCCCTGTATATGGGTTTGGTGTGGTCCCGTTATTGTATACATAAACGAAATCATCTACAGTTATATTATTTTTTTGTATAGTAGTAACAGCTAGTTTTTCTTCTTCACCACTTGGTTGAGCTAAACTAAAATTTACTATTTGTGGACCTTGTTTAGCTAGTGATGTAATATTTAACGATGGGTTTAACTGGTTTTTTTTTGTTATTTCAAAGTTCGGTTCCTTTTTTTCTGGATATAACATTTGTAAAACCCAATTGTTAGGTGTAACTTGTGGGTTACCGTCTAATAGTGGGTCCCAATCTTCATTTAATGCTCCCGTAACAATAGTGGTTGTACCATTTGGGTTTGTTTTTCTTTCTGTGGGTGTTAACTCATTTGCCGTATAAATATTAATTTTACCTGAAAATCTATAATCCCTGGTTTCAATCCTTTCTTGTTCAAATTGGTCTTGTTGATTAACAATATTTGTTATATCATACTCTATTAATGGTTTTGTTGTTGATTTAAATTGTAAATTTAAAAAATTATCAACATCAATACCACCAACACTTCTAAACCTTTTTGGTACTATACTTATCTTTTCCATTAGTTATTGTTTAACTCTAACCTTTATGTCTGTAGCTGGAAATCTTATTTGGAACATGGAATCGTATTCGGAAAATAATGCAAAATCCCCTGTTAAGTTAATTTCGTTTGTGGTAAAATCGGTTATTTCTTGGCTTGTAAGATTTAAAGAATAAGGTGAACCTACTTTATTAAAAATTTTAAAGTCTATAACATTTAAAACACCACCAACATTGTTAACGTTTTCAATTAGTTGGGATAGGTATACATTATCACCCATATCCCATTTTTTAACATCAAAATATTGTTTTACTGAATTAATAATTTCAGATATAACTTGTCCTTCTGAAAAACCTTTATCAATAAAAACATCTATTTCAAAAGCTAAATCAAAAATCTTGCCATCTCTTGTTAAAACATAATCATTAATCATTCTATAATCGGCTAACCAAGAAGCTATATTTTCTTTAAGTGTGTTTGTTGATTGATTGGTTAGTTTCCCTTGGCTGTCTATACCTATTACAGCAATATCTATTTTATTTTGATTTTCCGAAACATTATTCCTAAAAGGTATACCAAACGTTCCAGGCATTTTATCTATTAACACAACATAATCCTTTAATGTTACGGCTCTATTTTGTGAAGAAAAATTATACCTAACCATTTTTTTAATTTGTTCAGTACTAGGAGCGTCACCACCACCAAAAGCTGGAACTGGGTTATTAACCTTTAGAGAACCTTTTACACTATTATTTTGTGGTTGGTTAGGTCCGTTAACGTCCATTGTGTAAATACCTGGTGATGTTAACGTGTTGGCCCCAACATTACCTGTAGCTCCACCCCCACTTCTAAATCTAATATACATTGTTGTTCCTACTTTTGGTATCTCCCCCATAGACGTTGAGTTAATAAAGTCACCTATTCTTAAAGTGAAATTATTGTTTGCGTACTCTGTTAAACTATCCTCATCTGCTGTACCAGAACCAAAAGTTAATTTACAAAGACCTAAATCAGTATATTCTTTTATGAACCTTCTATTAGTACTGACCCATTTACCGGGTTTTATACTACTATTATCAGTATTTCTTGAACCATCTTCTATAAAAATTTTATCTTCCATTAATGAGTCCATTTGGTACCAACTTAATTTTGGGTCCAAAAATTCTGATGGTGTTGGGTTTCCTTGTAAATTTGAACCTTCTAGGGTTATTATTTGTTCTATAGATAAAACATCTTTACCTGGTAAAAAAACCTCTAAAAAAGGTTTATCATCATTACTAGTTATAGTTTTTTTAAAAACAGATGAAGTACCTGCCACAACAAACTCTCTTTTAACTAAAGTATACCCAAGTAGTGTCCCATTAGAGTTTAGGTTTGGTAATATTAACCTATTTGGTATTCCACCCTTACTTAATGGTTCAGCAAAATCAATGTCATCCAATGTTTCAAAATTTTGTCCTCCACCCCTTACTTGAGCCCCAAATCTAAGTTTAGGTGCGTACCTAATATCAAAATTATCCCCTTGAGCTGGTACATTTACAGAAAAATCTACAATAGATACTGATGGTCTTTTTCCAGGTACATTTAACCCTAACGTTCTAGCTATGTTTAATACTGACTTTCTTTCTTGAGCAAAGTCTAATTGTGTTTCTTGAAACATTCTATCCGTTTGAAAAGATAACATGTCCGATACTGCCGCATTTAATTCTACTAACATTGTACCTATTGAGGCGTCATTGAAGTCTTGGAATGTGTCTGGGTAATATTTTTTTATGAAATTAAATAATTCCGTTCTAACGTCACTAAAGTTCCTAGCAAAATAATCTATTTTTTTACCTTGTATTGCCATTTTATATTTCTATTTCTATAAAGTCAGTACCAGAAAAAGAAGCTGTAGTTGCTTTGTAGTCTAATTTAACTAAAGCCGCGTGTTCGTTTCTTTCTGATTTATTTACTGTTATTGCTAATATTGTTAAGTCTGGTATAAACTCTTGTATCGCTAACTCAATCTCCCTTCTTATAGCTTCGTGAACAGTACCTTCATTTTGTTCAAAAAGGTATTTTTTTAAGTCAATACCAAAACTAGGTAGATATAATCTTTGTTTCCTATTTGTTAATAGTAAATGTAGTAAGTCAGCTTTAATCGCTTTTTGACTAGTCCTTTCCATTTTAAGGAATTTACCTTTATAATCTTCCTTAAAAGGAAAAGATATGTTTATAAATTTTTCAGACATTTCTTTTTATTATATAAATATTCGATTATGTAATTTATACCCAAAATATCAAATGTAAATTTTAGGCACTAAAAAACCCTACCATTTCTGATAGGGTTAGTATTAACCGTTTTGTTTACGAATGTTGTACATGGCCTCTAATATCTGTTGAGACAACGGTTTTCCATTACCCCAACTAATTTTAGTTTTCATATTATTTAACTTCACAAGCTCCACCAGCACAAGCTAGTTCACCCGATAGGTCTGTATTATCTGTTAACTCAACAATTTTTGATAAATCAATATTAGATAAAGACTTCATTAACTCCCAATAAGTCTCTTCATCACAATCTTCAAATGGTGCTTGTTGGTATGTCCCTCCATTATAAGGTAATACTGACAACCCATTATAGTGTTCACGGTTTTCCCACATCCACTCACCAGCAAGTTCCCAATCTTCTTCTTTTAATGAGACTGTTGCTGATACGTTATGTGTGTTTTGCCCTGTTCTGTGTCCAGGTTTAATCCACTCTTGAGCCACTTTCTTAATTCTTTCCAGTAAATCAAAAGGTGATTCATGTCTAAGAATAGAACCTTCAGGTGCTTTTTGTGGTACAGAAATTACTGCTGTATCATGTGGTCTAAATACCTCATCCTCCACTAACTCAGGGTGATTAATGGCTAAATAAGTGTATATAGCTTCATTTTTACCAACTCTAACTCTTCTAACATAGTAATCGTTATGCCATGCGTGAATACCTGAAGAAGTACCTAATGTTAATGAAGTTGTTCCAGCTGGTTTAACTGTTGTACATCTAGCTGATTCATTTATACCTAATATCTTAGATACTCTTGAGTTTTCTTCTTTAACCATTTTAGCCGCTTCAGACATATCATAACCTAAAACAGTACCAGAACCAATACCTGTCATTGACACCCCTATTAAAGCGTCTTTTTCTGTTGTTCTTTTCCAAATATCCCTTAAGTAATGGAAATCAGTATAAGATGCTTGTAGTGTCCCAATAAATGATGCCGCTTTTACCCTATTATTAAAGTCTTCTTGTGACTCAATATCAGAAGCGTTAACCTCACATAGGTTACAGAATTGGAAAGGTCTAAGAGCAATCTCACAACAAGGATTAGTACCCCAATCTTTATCGTAAGAGAAATAAATACCTGGTTCTCCAGCTCCCGATAACTCAACTCTTTTCCATAAATCCAAAAAGAATTCTTTTGTGATTCTATTTCTTAGTAATACTGCTGAATTGTTGGCTCTACCTCTTTGTGGGTTAAGCTCCCACCATGGACCTGACTTACAAGAAATCATTTCATTGTCATCAGCTGAAAATAAAGATATTAAAGCTGCTCTTCTAATACCACCAGCCAATACTGCGTCAGCGATATGACAAACAATATCGTGTACCTCTAGTGTAGTTAGTCTTTGTCTATTTTCTTTAGCGTCTAAAACTTTTGTAATGTTGTGTATACAATCTTTTAGTGGTTGGGGTCCTGGTGCCTTACCACCTGATGTTACTAACAAAGCTCCCTTTTGTCTAATATCTGAATAATCAAATACTGGTGTAGATGAATTTACACCGAAATAAGATTTCATTAAAACTTTGATTGCGTCTGCCCAACCTTCGATTGAATCACTAATTAAATATCTTCTATTTCTGTCTGGGTTTGGTTTTTGTATTTCAGGTAGTTTTTCTACGTGATGTTTTTGGACTGAGTAACCTACTCCAGTACCCCCCAACAATAAAAACATTGTTTCTGAAAATGAATCTATATGGTCAATAGGTAGAAAGGCACAGTTATAAACTCTGTTTGGTGATATTTCTATTGGTCTTCCCCCAAACTGTAAAGACCTCATTGATGGTAGTATTTTTTTATCGTACACCATTTTATACACCTCTTCAATATCTTCTTTTAATTTAGGATATTTCTTTTGGTGCATTTCTTTGTTTCTTGTCACTAATTCTTCCCAAGTCTCTCTTCTTTCTTCGATTGGTAGAAATTTTGCGTACTTCATGTAGACAGTAATGTCTGATAGAATCTGATTTGATAATTCCATTTTTTTCTAATTTTTTAATTAATAGTTATTGATTTTCTTTTGTTTCGGTATCCCTTTGTACTTTTCTTAGTTTTGCCATTTTTAACCGTTCTTTTGCGTTTTCTTCTTTTCTTACCTCAACTTTTTTCTCGTAACCTAAAAAAGTATCTGAAGTTTCTGTGTCGATATAAACTTTACCGTTGTCAAACGTACAATCCTCAAAAAGAACTCCATCTTTCCCGAATCTAGATTTTAAAACCGCTATTGTCGCTCTATTACCTTCTTTTTGTGATAGACTTCTAGCTATAGACATAATAAAATGTCCGATTTGGGCTTTTTTGATTGACCCACCCATTTGGTCACCTGTAACAACATCTGCAGATACTGAACTTCTGTTACCCTGTACTGCGGTCCATCCCACAATATCATACTCAGCTAACATAGATTCGAACCCTCTCATTACATTACCTTCACCTGACCATTCATCATTATATTTTCTTGTTGATTCAACACAGTCAATATAATCTAAAACAATCATGTCAGGTTTAAACCCTGTTGAGATTAAGTGTCTTACATATGTCTTAATGTGATTAACTGTAATCCCTTCAGATGGAAACTT